TCTTTCTGGAACAGAATGTCATCCGCAAAGCCAAGCTCCACAGCCTTATTCGCATCCATCCAGGTTTCCGCATCCATCAGATGTGACAGCTTCGCCCTGCTCTGTCCCGTTTTCCGTACATAAGCATTGATAATGGATTCCTTCACCGCATCCAGAAGTTCCATAGCCTTCTTCATCTCTGCATGATCGCCCCACGCAACCGTGGCCGGATTATGGATCATCATCATGCTCACCGGACTCATCCACACCTCGGTTCCGGCCATTGCAATGACAGACGCAGCAGATGCCGCAAGCCCGTCAATCTTCACCGTAACCTTTCCCGGATACTCCGACAGCATGTTAAAAATCTGCGCTGCGGCAACACAGTCCCCGCCCGGACTGTTGATCCACAGGGTAATGTCCCCTGTCCCTGCATTCAGTTCATCCTTAAAAAGAGCCGGCGTGACATCATCGTCAAACCAGCTGTCCTCAGCAATAACTCCGTTCATGAACAGGATCCTTTCTTCAGCTTCCTGTCCGTTTTCCAGATTTATCACTTTCTTTTTCCAGTTCCAAAACTTCTTCACCAGTATCCTTCCCCTTTCCAGATCCGGCAAAGATACCGGCATCCTGTAATTTTGTCATATTTCCATTGATCAGATACAGATCACCGCCAAGCTCCTCCGGGATCCGGTCCATATTTTCCAGTTCCCGAATATCATTGGCACTCATCCATCCATTCTGTCTTGCCGTGGCATAACCGGTCATCCTTGACTGATAATCACCCCTGAGCAGCCCATCCACATTGAACTTAAAGAAATACTTCTTCTTTTCCTCCGCAGACAGCAGAGCCCTGACCATTGCCTGTTCCCACCGGCTCACCCAGGGATCCAGTGTATACTTCACAAACTCCAAAGACTGCTGCTCAATGTTGCTGAAACTGGACTTATCCAGATCCCCGACCATATGAGGCGGCACCCTGAAAATCCTGGCAATCTCATTAATCTGAAACTTCCTGGTTTCCAGGAACTGTGCTTCATTCGGTGCAATGGAAATCGGCGTATACTTCATTCCCTCTTCCAGGACAGCAACCTTATTGGCATTGCTGCTTCCCCCGAAAGTGGACTGCCAGCTCTCACGCACCCTGCCCGGATCCTTCAAAGTCCCCGGATGCTCCAGAACTCCTGACGGAGCGGCACCGTTGGCGTAGAACTTACTCCCATACTCTTCCGCTGCAATGGCAAGCCCGATTGCATTCTTTGCCATGGCAATAGGTGAATATCCGACCAGCCCATCAAACCCAAGCCCCGGAATATGCAGCACATCCGCCGGATGCAGACGCACGATCTTTCCATTTGCTTTCGGATCTGTCCCGGTTCTTCCGTCCACATCATCCCCGTCATAAACCAGGTACTCATAATAAAGCCTGCCATGCTCATCCCTGTCCACCGTCATCCGGTCGGGCATCAGCGGATAAAGAGCCACAATTTCACCCTTTCCGTTCCTGATGATCTGACTGTACGCATTCCCCCACAAAAGCAAGTGCGTCATCAGAGTCTCCCGGAACACAAAAGAAGTCATCTCTGGATTCGGCTCATCATGCAGCAGAAAATAAAGCGGATGATCCACCGCCTTCTCCTTACCTCCGTTATCGTTATACCTGTAAAACTGTAATGGCAGACCCGCCACCGCCTCAGAAAGAATCCTCACACAGGAATATACAGCAGTCATCTGCATGGCACTCCGTGCGTTCACTCTCTTCCCAGAAGCCGTACTCCCCATAAAAAATCCATATCCGCTTCCAGCTGTGCTGTTAGAAGGAGCATCCCTTCCCCGAAATAAATTACTGAAAAATCCCATACAGCCTCCTTAAAATACCAACAATCCTCTCTCATCGTAAACGCTGCCACTCTGCCCTTCCTGACGTATACATCTATCAAGCGCCATAATTGCGGCAACAATGCCATCTATCTTCTCCTTAGATTTAGCTTTGGTTACTTTAATATTGCCAGCAGGATCTGTGTCAATAACAACGTTACCTGCCATCCATCTAAGCACTGGATTCCCACCGTGAATAATTCTCCCCTCCATCAGTAAGCGATAGAATTCTTTCGTCGGAGCCGACATTGAAGAAAATCCCTGACCAAAAGGAACAATGGTAAAACCTTCGCCCTCCAAATTTTGAATCATCTGAGTCGCATTCCATCTATCCACCGCAATCTCTAAAATGTGATACTTCTCGGATAAATCCATGATGAACTTCTCGATGAAATCATAATGAATCACATTTCCTTCGGTAGACATGATGTACCCCTGTTTCTCCCAGATATCATATGGTACGGAATTGGCTTTCACTCTTCTCGGAATGGTTTCCTCCGGAATCCAAAAATATGGCAAAAGTACATACTTTTCCTCTTCATCCCTTGGTGGAAATATCAGTACCAGTGCCGTAATATCTCCGGTACTGGATAAGTCCAGGCCCGCATAGCAATCTCTACCAGCAAGTGCGTCCATATCAATCGGCTCATTGCCTCTCATATAAATCGCATCAGGAATCCATGCAACGGTCGAACTGACCCACATATTGCATCGAAGCCATTTGAATGTGATTTCATCAGCCGGATTCTGCTTTGCTTCCCTGCATGCATCCCTCAACCTTTCAATATCAACGGTATATCCAAGAGAAGGATTAACCTTGTACCAGTTTGCCTCATCTTCCCAATCCTCATCGTCCTTAAGTCCATAGACTACAGGATAAAAAGTCGGGTCCACACGTCTGCCTTCCAGAATATCCACTGCCTTAGTATGCAATTCAAATGCTATCGAATGTCTGTCATTTCCTGCAGTGGTGATAATAAAGTGAAGCGGATTCTGTCTTGCGTCCGATGAACCCTTGGTAAGTACATCGTATAACTGCCTGTTTGGTTGGGTATGAATTTCATCAAATACCAATCCACTTACCGAAAATCCATGCTTACCACCAACTTCAGCTGACAGCACCTGATAGTAGCCGGCATTGCTGTAATTCACAATACGCTTAGTGGCTCCCATCAGCTTGCTTCTTTTCATCAGAGCCGGTGACATCTCCACCATCTGTTTCGCCACATCAAATACAATAGATGCCTGCTGACGGTCAGCTGCTGCACCGTACACTTCCGCACTTGGCTCATTGTCTGCATATAATAAATAAAGAGCGACAGCCGCAGCCAATTCACTCTTTCCTACCTTCTTACATATCTCCACAAATGCAGTGCGGAACTGCCTGTTCCCATCAGGTTTTACAATCCCGAATATATCTCTTATCAATTGCTCCTGCCACGGCAACAGCCAGAATGGTGTTCCGGCCCATTTGCCTTTCGTGTGGCAAAGATTCTCAATAAAAGTAACTGCCCTGTCTGCTTTCTTCTTATCATAATGTGAAGTCGGAAGCATGAACTGGGAAGGTTTATAATTCTTAAGCTTCGGATATCCCTTTGGTCTTGGTTCCTTTGCCATTAGGAATCACCCCCAAGCAATGCCTCCATCTCATCTTCCAACTCCTTACCCTTTGCACTACCAGCCACAATACGTGACCTGGATGAAGGCGTAAGTCCAAACTCGGATGCCGCCTGCAGCATCAGTTTCTGATTGGTATTTGCAATACCAACCCAAGGTGTCTGCTGCTGATATCCTTTATCCGTTTCAAAGGTCGCCCCCTCAGAATCTATATGCTCCTGCGCTTCCTTCCATCTGGCATAAGACTGGCAGTATGCAGCAAATGCCGCCATATCCACCTCGGTCAGAACTCCCATCTGGTTCATCAGATCCGCAAGTCGTTCCCACTCTTTCTTCGCCTCTGGAAGCAGCCACTCCGGACAGTCAGGCATTCCCTTTGCCGGAACTGGCTCTTTCGTATTCAATTTTCTTTTACCTGGATTACCCTCCAGCTTCTTAACCGCTGTAGGCTTTGGCTTTCTTCCTGCCACTGGAATCCCCTCCTTCCTTAATTTTCTGCACACCCAAGAAATCAATTTCTTGGGTTATCGCGGTGCTCGTCAAATGCTCATGCAAGCATGGCATTTTCCTTACTACTCGTGTAAATAAAAGGACCATGTATTTCTACACGATCCTCATGATGAATATCTATATGTATTTTAAATTTCCAGTTATTAACTCATCTATTTTCCCATCAAATATCTCTTCAAATACTTGCTCACATGGTATCCTGCACATTCGCCTCTCTTTTGAAGTATCTTGAACCCTGAATGCTGTTTGATCTTTTCCTAAACAAGTATTCATATAAGAATCGATGTATGGCATAGCATCCTCTTTCGTAAAGCTAATTTCTTTTTTCAGCCTTACAAACGATGACAATACACTAATACATCTAGCTCCGCCTATACTGATTACACCATTTCTGGCATTTTTATCATCAGAACAAAAGACATAGATTTGTTCACCGAACTTCAAATTCAGCACTTGCAATAAGACATATGACTTCAGTTCTCCGAGATTTTGTCCCTCGCCGATAGTGTCACAATCATCTTGCAGTTGCTTCAAAAAATCTTCTCTACTTATACTGCGGCAGTCCATTTGAGACACAAGAACAAACTTCTCTTCAAAATATCCATCTTTATATGCATCGCACGCAGTTTTAAGCATTCCTGCATATGCGCTGATAGCCCATTCACCATAGACTCCTGATAATTCATCCAGTATCATTTCATCGTCATACATACATATTGATTTTGATTCAATTTTCGACTGAAACCATTCTGGTGCCCCAGCTATATTGTGACGCATGATTTCCACTTGAATCTGTTTATGACAATAAAAGCAATAACCTGGCATTGCCATAATTTTGTCTATTAATTTATTATGATCATCCTTGCGTATCAAATGCATCTTGGATATAAAGTCAGTATCCAGCAAGGCATATTTTTCATTTGCCATATACTCACCTTATTTTCGATTCCGAAATTCCTTTCCGATTTTTTCCAAGTATGCCCTATCAGATTCCTCTCTACTATCCACAAGTAATTCGTGTTCAGAGTTAAAAGCCAGATTATCCAACAAACTTCCATAGCGGAGTAAACTTCCACTATTCTGCTGCCACTGTTCTGCTTTTCCAGTCAATTCAATTCTGATTGCAATGCTTTCACTTTTTTCTTGATAAAGATTTCTGGCCTTCTCTTCTGTAATCACACCGCTCTCTACTAAGCGCAATACAACTGCTTTGTAAGGAAGCGCAAACAAATCCATAAGAATCAGCACATCATCAATCCCCATATTCTCTTTTGAGATTCCAAACATCTTAAACTGTTCTATCACACTGGCATCCGGCATCAAAAGCAACCCTGCAAAAGCATTTGCTTCAAAATCTTCCTGCGTAGCTGCTACTTCATCAACCGTTTTTGAATCCAATAAAGAACCTGATGTAATAGTGCTGGTATTAATATCCTCTGCATAGCAATGAATATGATATAACTCATGTGCCGTTGCAAAAATCTGCTTACACATTGGCAGTTCTGTATTCACACACAAGAAAATCGTACCCTTCTTCACAAAGGTAAACGCCCATAATTCATCATCCCTAAATGGATAACGAAGCACTTCAAGAGCCAGTTCCCTCTTACGTGCATAATTTGAAACTATGCCAAAAATAGATTCTCTAATAATGGTATTTCCACAGTAATTTACAGCAAAAGCCTTTGATAAATCATTTATTTTTTCAAATTGCTTCTCTTGCTTATAAAACAAGTTTTCAAAAAAAGTATCTCCCATTATGCCTCCCAAGGTTTCATCATAGCCATACCATTATCTCTAACTCGACTATGGAAAAGAATCATGTTTGAAAGCTTATCAGCAATATTAAGTGCTTCTTTAGCTTCCTCTGATTCAACTTTTCCCATGAACGCATGAACAATATCTGTATCAACAGAATCTCCCTGAAGCTTGGTAAGTTCTTCCATCTTAACACCCAAGAACTCTGCGATACGCTTCAGTTCTATCGCATTAATCATTCTTGAACCATTAAGCATCTTACTTATTGTCTGTTTATTTGTCTGCAATGCCCCTGCCAAATCTATTTGTTTTCTATTCTGTTTTTTAAGAATTGCTACAATATTTGCAGCTATCATGGAATTCACATCAAACATATTAACTTCCTCCAATCAACAAAAGTCATTCTACCTCATGCTTATTATATGTCACACACGAATTAAAGTCAATATTATAGTTACCATTTTATATTATTTTATTCATTTAGTTTCCATTTCAGTTACTGCAATTCTACGATCCCCCCCTCTTCCATTTCGCGATTTTGCACAGAAGAGGGGGCGCCGGTCTTGTAGTCTAAGGCCTGCGAAGATTCAAATCCCCCCTACCCTTGCTCCATCAGAACCGATATTCCTTAAATCTATCCTCGGTCATCGTCTTTACATTATGATGATGCTCACATAAAGGCTGCCAATTCGACCTATCCCAGAAGAGTTTCTGGTCTCCACGATGCGGAACGATATGATCCACGACGGTAGCCATAGTTATATGACCTTCCTCATAACACTTCACACAGAATGGATTGCTCTCTAAGAACTTCCTTCTCTCACGCTGCCACTTAGCACCATAACCACGCTCTGCCGCATGAGCTCTGTCCTTTGTATGTAAAGGCTTATGTTCCTCACAATACATCTGACCGTGCGGAATGAGTGCCGCACAGCCAGGATGTTTACATGGTATGTTCGGTCTTCGTGGCATATGCACCTCCCACAATTTGAGCCCTGAAGGATTGCTCCATCAAGGCTCTTCGTTTTGTCCTACTTTCGATACTATCATATTAACATATATGCTTATGCCATGTTGGGACAAAGTGTGCCAACCTTATTCCGGTACAACAAAATTATTTAGTGACGATGCATGAATACGATGCACAGTTCTGTATGACACATTAAGCTCGTAGGAAATATCTTCCCAACTCTCGTTTTTCAGATAACGATATTTCAAAAGAAGTCTTTCCTCTGGGTTCTCCATACTTTCAATCGCCGCATTGATTTCTGAACGTAGGTCTACCAATCTGTTTATCTGTGCATCAATCCTCTGCTCATAATCCCATATCTTTTCAATGGTCTTTATAAACGGCGCTTCCAGATTTCTATTCGGATTGGTACCAATCTTTTCTCCATAAGAACATCCCTGAATTCTACCTCTCATCTCACGAAGCTGTTCCAGTTCCTTTACCTCAACCTGTATCTGCTTATCCAAAAGATATGCCTGCTTCAAATATTCCTTAGCTGTCATAAGCCACCTCCGAAAAGTTATTTCCCTCGGATTTACTCTGATTGTCTTATTTCGTTCTGAAGCTTACGGATCAGAAACTCTCCATCAACGGAAGTCAGCTGTTGATACCAAGAACTTCTGAAAAACTTCTCTATCTGTAATGCTTCATCTATTGCTGTCTTGCTCTTTGGATTGCGCTTTACCTTTTTAAGTGCGGCTCTGTAATCAGCAACCGCACTTAGAATAATCGCATTCGCAAGTCTTTCATATGGGGCTTCAAATTGGTTCTTACCTGCCATGTGTTACCCTCGCTTTTACTGCAGCAATCAATCTATTCTGTGTCATATCCTTATTAGCTAAAGCCTTCATGACATCTTCATCTATCGTACCTGCAGTAATAATATGCTGAACCACAACCGTCTCCGCTGTCTGTCCCTGCCTCCATAATCTAGCTACAGTCTGCTGATATAATTCCAGGCTCCAGGTAAGTCCAAACCAAATCAGGGTATTTCCACCTAATTGCAAATTCAAACCATGCCCGGCAGAAGCTGGATGTATTAACGCCACAGGCAGTTCCCCACGATTCCATTTTCTGATGCTCTCCTCAGAATCCAGTTTTTCAAAAGGAATCTTTTTCTCAGTAAGCCTTCGCATAATCCTTGATAAATCATGTTTGAACCAGTACGCTACCATAACAGGTCTGCCATTTGCCGCTTCAATCATATCTTCTAAGGCATCCAGCTTCTGGTCATGGATTACAAGCTCGTCGCCATCATCTGAATACACAGCACCATTTGCCATCTGAAGAAGCTTTCCGGAAAGTGCTGCTGCATTTGCTGCTGTAATCTCTCCCTTTTTCAAAGGAACAAATAAATTCTCTTCCATATCCGCATAAAACTTCGCTTCCTCATCATTCATATAAACCGGATATTCATTACTGATAAACTCCGGCATCCGAAGATGATCCAAGGCTTTCATGGAAATCGTGATATCGGAAATCTTCTCATAAATCTGTTCCTCAGCTCCATTTCTTAGCTTATAAGAATAAACAATCGGACCATTCATCCTGTCTGGTACAAAATAATTCACGCGATACTGGCTGATAAATCTTCCAAGTCTTTCTCCCATATCCAGACATTTGAATTCTGCAAACAGATCCATCAGTCCATTGCCGATTACCCTTTTCACATTTGGCCGAACCTTCATAAATGCCTTAAAGCGCTTACTGTTCCAATTCTTAAAACTGGATAGCTCATCCAGAACTACCATATCCCAGAAAAAATTCACGCCGCTCTGTTCAATCAACCACTGCAGATTTTCACGGTTAATAATGTAAATATCCGCATCCGCTTCAAGAGCCTTTTTTCTCTCTGCTACTGAACCAAGAACAATGGAATATCTCAGATGTTTCAGATGATTCCATTTATGAATTTCATCACTCCAGGTATTTCTTGCAACTCGAAGTGGCGCCACCACCAAAACCTTACTTACTTCAAAGCTGTCATAAATAAGCTGTTCAATAGCTGTCAACGTAATACTGGTCTTACCAAGTCCCATCCCAAGTATCACGGCTGCTATCGGGTGTTCTAATATATAATTGATTGCAAACTGCTGATAATCATGCGGTTTGTATTCCATCAAGAATCCCTCCAATCTGTCCTGCATCATCCAGGACGAATACTTTATATCCAAGAGACCTTAACTGGTCATGCCTGTGCTCCTGTAAAACTCTTGGCTTCTTTCCCGGCGCCTTCACTTCCACCAACCCAAATTTCCCATCAGGT